AAATTCGACTTCAACCACGGCATCTTTGCCATTAATGGAGTTTAATAATTGGGGCTTATTTATCTTACGAAACGGTTTACCAAATAATCCGAAGCATAATGCGTCTAAAATAGTGGATTTTCCAGCGCCATTCTGACCAATAATCAACGTATTTGTGGATTTGGTAAAGTTAATTTCAGTGAAAGACGCTCCGGTGGAAAGAAAATTCTTCCACCTAATAGTTTGAAATAATATCATGCTTGTTCAGTATTCAATGCCTCTACGTAGAGTTCTTTCAATAATGTTTTCAGTTTCTCGTTGTTGATGCCATCATCTTTAATTGTTTCTACATATTTGTTTAATGTGGTCAATGTATCTTCCGCTTGATCTAACATATCATCGTCTACACCTTCCATAAGGTCAGTGAAATCTTCTGCTATGGTGACATCTATAGGATTGACATTATAAAGGTTACTCATCATTTTGTCAAACAAATATGGGTTGGTTTTGTTAATTACTACCACCTTAACATACTTGCCAGTATACTGAGTTAAATCCATTCCAGTAATATCAGTAATGGTATCTTTCTTATCATCATATGTAATACGATAAAACATTCTATTTGGATTCTTTATGAATTCCAGCGAACGCCTATCCATATCAAATATATGAAAACCTCTGTCATCATTATAGTCTTGCCAAGTAAGTTCATATGGGTTGCCCAAATAAAAGATACCATCAGAATTAGACTTATGATGATAATGGCCAGTAAAAGTATACTCAAACTTCCTGAATAAAGACCGGTCTAGTCCTTCATGTGATGGCATTCCACGATACATAGAAAACCCAGCAACTTCTAAATGACCCATACAAATTGTTGCTGATGTATTTTTAATTTCTTCAATAGAGTTATTATAATTCTCGGCACATATCCATGGCAACATACAAACATCATATGATGTATCTGCATATTTTAGATGAATGGTTTGTGGTGAATCAATAACAGTAATATTATCATATTCTTTCAATAACAAATCAACCGAGTTTACATCATTGGTATTCTTGAAGTAAGTATCATGATTGCCGGCAAGCATATGAACCTCAATATCCTTGTTGTGCAATCTGTCAAAAAACATTTGTTTGGCACGTTTCAACGTAAAGAAGTTTACGTATTTGCGTCTATCAAAAGTATCACCAAGAATAAGAACAGTGCGAATTCCGGCAGCCTGTATACTAGGAAAGAATACTTCATCATAAAATTTTTCATAAAAATCCAAGAAGTGTATGGAATCATTACGAGCTCCAAAGTGTTGATCGGTAATTATTGCTACTTTCATTTTGCCTTTTCAATATCTAAAACACGTTGACGTAATTCAGTAGTACTAAAACTATGTTGCCTACTATTGAAATATACAGATATCGGTAAATTAAAACCGGTAAATTGTTTATCTCTATATTCCTCACCAACGATTCTAACATCAATTGGATAAGAAGTCAATATGTCCATCAATTCTTTTTCAGTACCATACGGTATAATTTCATCAACATAAGAACAAGCCTTGACCTGTATGAATCTTTCTAATACCGTTTGTACAGGTTTGTTTTTGGTACCAGGCCTATCAACTGTAGGATCAATCATTAATCCAACAATCAAATAATCACATTGAGTTTTTGCCTCTTTTAACATCATCACATGACCTGCATGAAACAAATCAAATGTGGAACAAGTAAATCCTACTTTCATAATCACTCCTCAATAAATTTTTCAAGTCCTTTTGGTTTCTTTATAGCATCTTTTTCGGCTTTTTTTGCACTTTTGGCATCTTCATAGGTTTCAATAAACTCAGCAATATTGTCATAGAGTTCAAACTGCCTTGTAGAACCATCTTCGGATTCCATCATTTCAAATTCATCCAGAATACCATACATCTCTGTGGCCTTGTACTTGACATATAGTTGTTTCTTTTCTTTTTGTATTCGGCGTAAAAATGCAAAGTAAATTATCTGTGTAAAGTATGCAAATGGGTTGGAAGATTTCGTTTCATCAAAGTTTTCAAAGTACATAAGACAGTTCTCAATACCATCCGAAATCATTTCATCTCGGTAACTGTAGTTGATAAAGTTTGGTTTGTGAGATAAACCTTCCGCAATTTTCATCCAGCATTCACCGATGTAGTTTGGTATTTTAGGTTTTGGTGTATTTTCTTTTTCGGCAATCGCACAGGATGCTTTGTAATCCGTTAAGGCCTTTAGAAAATCTTGATTGTTAATATAATGTTTAGTTTTACTCATTCAAATGTACCATAAAAAGTTGTTGACAAAGGGCTTGACAAATGTTATAGTTCGTATGTAGCCCCCATGATGTTTAGTGTAGTTTTAAGTTCTTTGTAGTATCCATTTCATCCATAGCACTTAAAACTTCCAGCATATATTCCTTTTCTTCTTCAGTAGAAGCGTTCTTCTTTTTCTCAATTGATGCATTTACTTTCTCCACGGTAGTGTGGAAATACTCCTTAAAGTCATCACTTGGTTCCATAACACAAAGAATATCTTCCCATTTAACAGAAGCACGATTCTCTTTAATCATGGCAATTGGAAGCCATTGTTGCATTATCAAATTCATATTTCTTACCTCAAACATCATAGGCTCTATAATATCCACAACCTCTGCATTTAGGTTGTCAAAGAAACAAATAACATCCATACCATCTTTGAATCTAACAATCTTTACTTCATTTTCCATCTTTAAGTCCTATGTTGTAAATCTTAAATGAAAACTTCTCCTCATTATATATCTTTACTCTTTCCACAAAATGTTGTAGTGTAAAGTTCATATGTTTTTTATGTCTCATATCATCCGCAATATCATACAAGGTGGCCATTTCTTTACCTTCACTTTGTCTTAATCCTCGTCCAATAGACTGAAGATTACGGACTCTACTTTTAGAAGGAGAAGCAAAAATAATATTGTGCAAATTACGAATATTAATACCTGTACTAAAAGTACCAAAAGAAGCGACAACGATAGCATCATTTTCCGTCTCCATAATTCTACGAACATCTTCTCGTTCTTGTGTTTCTACACCACCATGTATGAAAAAGACCTTACGGCCATTGGCTTTTTCTAATATATCATTATAAAGGATTTGCCCATGCTTTTCAACCATTTGATATAATATAAGTGTATTAGTACCTAAACTAATTGCAAGGTTTCTAATGAACCTATTTCTGTTTTCATTTGAGATTAAGTATTCTATTTCTTCTTGATATGTTGCGGACTTCATTCGTTCAACAACTTCATCTGAATGTCGTAATACAAGACATTTGATTTGAAAGTCTGATAGTTGTTTGTTATCAATCAATTCTTTTGTGGTGATAACTTTTTCCACGACACCAAACAATCCTTCAAGTACCAGTTTATGTGTTTTGGTTCCGTCTAAAGTACCAGTTAATCCAATTCTGTATTTTGTTTTGTTGGCCGCAGTCATTATGGTTGTAAGAGACTGTGCCTTAAACAGGTGTGCCTCATCACCAATTACATAGTCAAACTGTTCAAAGTAACTTGATGGTAATTGATACAGTGATTGCCATGTGGAAATAATTAATGGCTTGTCAGATACTTTATCTTTGCCTTGATAGATTCTATGCACTGCATCTTCAACCAAAAAACCATTGTGTGATGAATAGTCTGCAAAGTCAGAATACAGTTGTTCCACCAAGGAAGTCGTAGGAACGATTATAAGGCCTTTGAGATTCTGATAGTCTAGTAGTTGTCTGAACAGTAAATAAATGATTAGTGACTTGCCTGAGGCGGTTGGAGACAGTAATAATGCTCTACGGTGTTGTATCGCATGAATAAAAGCATTACGTTGATGGTCTCTGACTTGAATTGGTTTGCCTTGTGAGTGTAGATTTAATGACTCCGCAAACTTGTTGAAGTGATATATTGAATATTCGTCTTGTAGTTTGAGGTCACCCCAATCAATAAAGTATTGACGTTCATCTGCAAACTCTTGTAAGTAACTGGTAAGTCCAAGATATAACTGTTGTGTCTGTAGATTGAAAAGACGTATCTTGCCGTCCCATATTTTGTTTTTAAATGCT